ATACGACTGCCCATAGAAGCTGACGCACAAGTCGGTGACAACTGGGCTGAGGTACACTAATGTTATTAATTGACTCTGATTTCCTAGCTTACAAAGCTGCACAAGCCTGTGAGATTGGTATAGATTTTGGAGAGGATGTCATCATTGCTCAGTCACAGTTCAGTGAGGTGCTAAAAGTATTTCATAATGAACTAAACAAAGTGACCAAGGCTATGATGGAGGATGACTTCATACTATATTTCTCAAGCACTCAAAATTTTAGAAAGAAAATTTATCCCGACTACAAGGGACATAGAATGAAACGCAAGCCCCTTGGCTATAAGCGTTTAGTAAATTACTGTAGAGACAATCACAACTTCAAACTGATCGAAGGACTAGAGGCAGATGACACCATTGGCATCGAGGCTACACGCCACCCAGATCCTAGCAACATCATTGTCAGTCCAGACAAAGACATGAGGCAGATACCTTGTGTGTTATGGAACATGACTGATGATGTAGTAGAGATTACTGAGGAAGAAGGAGACAGATGGCATCTGATACAGGCACTCAGCGGAGATCCTACAGATGGCTACTCTGGTTGCCCTGGAATAGGAGTGAAGAGAGCTACAGAGTTACTAAACAAAAATGAAAACCAGTGGGAGGCAGTGTGTAAAGCCTACAGAGATAGAGGGTTATCGGACGATGACGCTTTGCTCAATGCACGATTAGCTAAGATCTTGCGTAATGAAAACTATGACCATGACCGTAACCAACCCATTCTTTGGAATCCTTAAACATGTTAAACGATTTGTTTCCACACCCTTTGGTAGCTAGAACTGGCAGAATAGACAACTGGATAAAGAATCCAGAAGGACGTTTGCCTGTCAGCTGCACAGTATTTGTTGTAGAAGATAGCATCGAAGGAGATAATGGAATTGAGGCATCGTGGCGTTTTGTGTCACATGCCCTACGATATGGAGCAGGGGTAGCAGTACACCTTTCCAAGATAAGACCTAACGGTCACACCAATGACAAAGGGCTGGTAGCTAGTGGCCCTGTATCATTTGGTAAAGTATACTCAGCTCTCAATGAAACAATTAGGAGGGGTGGTGTCTATAAAAATGGGGCATGTGTCTTGCATCTTGATCTTGACCATCCCGACATCCTTGAGTATATCACCACTCCTCGCTCTGAATTACCTTGGGTCAAACGATGCGTTGACCTTACCGAGAGGATGTGGAAGGATACGCCCCATAAGAAAGCCTTGCTTGAGGGCATACGCTCTGGAGACATATGGCTTAATAAAATAAAATACGATCACAATGACCAACGAATCTACTCCAACGTCTGTCTTGAGGTTTACCTGCCCTCACGAGGCACATGCCTGTTACAGCATGTCAATCTCGCTGCCTGTACTATCGGCAACATACAAGAGGGTTTCACTACAGCTATGTCCGAGCTGTGTAATCTCCATGCAAGGACAGGTGTTGGAGAATCTGGAGAATACCTTACCCCAGACAATGACAAACAAGTGGGGCTTGGAGTGCTCGGTCTTGCCAACCTCCTCAGACGTTACAAAGTAACTTATGCAGAGTTTGGTGAGGCACTAGATAGAGTTAACTATGGTGTGGAAACATCAGAGAACGATAGCTCTATACCAGAAAATGCTCTTAAGATAGCATTTGCAATGAAGCGTGGTATACTATCAGCTTGTGACATTGCATGGTTACATGGTATGAGGAGAGCTTTTGCTATAGCTCCTACCGCATCATGTAGCTACAACTCAAAAGATCTCGATGGGTATACTGCCTGTCCAGAGATCGCACCACCTATATCTCGAAGCGTAGACCGTGACAGCGGTACGTTTGGAGTAACATCATACGACTATGGCGATGTGGAGATCGCCTCAGAGGTTGGCTGGGACGCATACAAGCGTGTAGCAGACGGCATTATGACAATGCTCCATAAGACTGGACTACTACACGGATACTCATTCAACTCATGGTCAGATGTTGTGACCTATGATGAACAGTTTATCCAAGAGTGGTTAGATAGTCCTCAAACATCTTTATACTACTCGCTTCAAGTTATGGGAGACACACAGGATAAGTCTAGTGCCTTTGCTGCATTAGATGAGACTGAGGTTGACGATTACTTGAGCGGAATACTCGAACCCATTAAGTGCATAGGTTGTGAAGAATGAACCCTTATGATAAGTTATTACACAGGAAAAGAAAGTGGACTCCCGTTAAGCCCACGAAAGGAAAACTCATGGAAGGAAGTGAGGAAGCCATCTACCGTGCTCTTGCAATACGGCATATGGAGCTTCCTGTTGGTTCCTTTATTACGGAAACCCTTAGCAAAGAGGTTCCCGATACTGCTAGAGTACTGCTCGAATCAAACGTAAAGGATGAGGAGAGACATGACCTAGCTCTTGGCTACGTTGCTGATGTCCACGGACTAGATGCCAAAGCTGAGAAAGAGGCGAAGCTACTACGTGATGCGTGGATAGCTCACCCTGACCATACTATACTAAAAGCCTTGGTAGCAGAACGTGCTGTATTCTTTGTTATTTTACCTTTCAATCGCTTTTGTGGCGATGCTGCTCTTAGGACAGTATCGGCTGATATTTCCAGAGATGAGCAAATTCATGTCGCTTGCAACAGTTTGGTTTGTGCTGATATGGGTCTACGCCCTAGCTCTTCTTTGGACAAACTTAGGAAAGCTACAATTAATTGGATCTTTGAACCATTGGCTGACATAGCACCTAACAAATATCTAAGCAGAAAATTTTGGACGGATTCAAGTGACCGTCTAATGTACGAAGGTAAAGCTCCACAGCTTGCCGATACAAAGCGAGCCCGCATGCCCGCATTTTTTGAACATGCAAACACCAATTTACCCAAGTACGCTTGATTGGGGACGCATCCAAGTTATCGTTGATGAACTAGATGAACAGTTCCCAGACAAGTTTCCAGACCACACCCTATCGGAGAAAGAAATATCTTATAGAGCTGGTCAATTATCAATTATACGCATACTAAAAGAAAAACTAAAAGGAGAATAATTATGTGCGGAGGACTAATTTCAAGTATATTCGGAGGCGGTAACAGATCACAACCAACTCCCCCAACACCAGCTCCACCAACTACCCCACCACCCCCAATGCCTGTCCAACAGGCTCCAACACCTATGCCCGAAGCTCCTACTCCAGCTCCAATCGAAGAGGATCAAACTAAGAAGAAGGCAAAAGTTAAAGCTAAGAAAGTTGCTAAGAGTGCAGCTAAAAAAGGAACCACTCAACTACAAACTAAGAAACCAACAACTGGTGGCTTGTCAGGTATAACAACCAAACAAGGAGTAAGCACTGGTGGCGGCTCTGGTACTGGTGGTGGTACATACGGAGGATAATGAAAAACGCACGGCAACGATACAACGAGTTATCGAGTCACCGTGAACAATTCTTAAATGTTGCTTATGAATGTGCAGAGCTAACCATACCTACACTCTTGATGAGAAATGAGGGTGATGCTCTGTACAATAGCTTCCAAACACCTTGGCAATCAGTCGGAGCTAAAGGAGTTACCACGTTGAGTTCAAAACTTATGCTGGGACTTTTACCTCCGTCAACCAGTTTTTTTAAACTACAGTTAGATGATTCTAAACTAGGTGTAGAAATACCAGCTGAAGCAAAGAGTGAATTAGATCTTAGTTTTGCAAAGATAGAACGTATGATTATGGACAGCATAGCTGCCTCCACAGACAGAGTTCAAATATTTGCAGCACTAAAACATCTTGTTGTTACAGGCAACGCTCTTGTATACATGTCAAAGGATGGTATGAAAGTCTATCCATTAAACCGTTACGTAGTCGAAAGAGATGGTAATGGAGAAGTGGTAGAAATAGTAACAAAGGAAAGAGTCAGTAAAAAATTATTAGGTCTGCCAGAAATAGAGGAAGAAAACAGTCCTAACGATGACTCTAAAGGTGACTATAAAGGTACAAAAGATGTAGATGTATACACATGTGTAAAGCTGTCTGGTAACGG